GGCTAGCGACATGCCGGCATATCTCGCTGCGCTCACCGACGCGCAGCGAGATACGCTACGCACGCACGCGCTGACGACGCAGCGCCGCCTGATCGGCGTGACGACCGCCGGACACCTAGTAATTGCCGAGCGGCGCCTGATGTCAGACGCGGCGATGTCGCGCGCGACTAAGGTCGGCCGCTGGTGGCACGAGGACCAGCGGGAACTCTGGTGGCTAGTAATTCCCACCCCGAGCGGTCGCTCGTGTGCGAGCTACCGCGAGAAACTTTCGCGCACTGAGGTGCGCGACTACGAGCAGACGCTCCGTCCAGCCACGCACGAGGAGCGTGCGCTCGCCACCCGCGCAGTACGGGGCATGCGCTTCTACGGCGGCGTAGACATCGCCGCCGCCGACGAGGTGGCGCTGTGACCCGCCTCGCGCGGGTCGAGGCGGCCTACGCCGCCGCCACGGGTGTCTGGGTCGGCGCGGACTGGGAGCACGAGCTCCGCGACGACACCGGCGCCATCGTCTACGACGGCGACGATGATGACGCCACGCCCGTCTATTGTGACGGCGACGTGGATGGCGATGGCGACGGCCGGGAGGACTGTGCAGTGTGCGCCGGTGCCCGGAGTGACGCCGCGTACGCTGAGGACGCGGCATATGCCGCGCTCGAGGCCGCGCGGGCGGGCAATTGGGCGCACGCCGCTGAGTGGGCCGATGAGGCGCGCCAGCGTGCGCTGGCGTGGGGCAATGGCGCCCCGTGGGGCAACTTCGCTACCGCGGCCGCCGCCACCGACGACGGCGTCATCGGCGCCGACCTGACCGACGCCGACCTGACCCGCGCCATCCTCGACGACGACGCTGCCGACGTGGAGGTGGCGTCGTGACGCGCCCATGCGAGCCCGGCGCGTCGCTGGGCGAGGTCTGCGGGGCGACCGCGACGCGATGCCTGGAGTGGGTTCCCGACTCTGCCCGGCATAGCCTGCGGGCGGAATGGCCCCACGCGGACGCGGAGACGCTCTACGTCTGCGACGAATGCGCCGCGACGCTGCTCGAGCTCGACGGCTCGTGGACGCGCGAGGTGCCCGTCGTTGCGACACACGACGCGGACGGACGCCCATGGGCGCGCGCGATCGCGGCGGCGTGGAATCTCAATTACTGGCCTGGCGGCTCGACGATTCTCGTCGTCTTCCTCGACGATGACGATGGCCGCCGCTCGAGCGTGCAGCTCCAGACCGAGCATGCGGCCGAGCTCATGTGCCGCCTCGGTCTGACGTCTCCGTCTGAGGCGGAGATCGAAGACGCAATCAGACGATGCAAGGCGGCGCTCGCAGAATCAAGCGCCGCCAAGAAGGAGGATTGAAATGGCGAGATTGCCGAATGGACAAATCATTAAGGCGGGCCGAGGAGCCGAAGACCTCGGCCAATGGCTGAACGCCAACCTGGACCAAATCGGCCGAGCGATGCCAGCGGGCACGCGACCGGAGAGGCTCGCGCGAATTTTCGCGACTGAGTTGACCCGCATGCCGGGGCTCATCGCCTGCACACGCTCGTCGCTGATCGGAGGATTCCTGCAGGCGACGCAGTGCGGGCTCGAGATCGGATCGCACCTGGGTCAGGCGTGGCTTGTGCCCTTCCGCGTCAAGGGCACCCCGACAGCGACGCTCATCATCGGATACAAGGGCCTCGTCGCGCTGGCCTACCGGAGCGGACAGGTCGCAAATGTACAGGCATGGGACGTGCGAGAGCTAGATCAGTACGAGCCGCCATCGTACGGCACGCATCCTGAGATCGTGCATCGACCGGTGCGTGGACGCGAGCAATCGGAGGTGGTAGCGGCATACGCCATCGTCCGGCTCCGCGATTCAGACACGCCAAACTTGGAGTGGATGTGGCGCGATGAAATCGACAAGGTGCGCTCGCGCTCGCGCGCTGCTGCACGCGGAGACAGTCCGTGGAATACGGACTACGCGATGATGGCGCGGAAGACGGCTCTGCGTCGCGCGTGCAAGTACATCCCACAGACGACGGAATCGCGCGCGCTACACGCGGCCATCGTCATCGACGAGGAGGCCGACGCGAATCAGCCGCAATCGTTCGACTTCGATGCGAGCGCGTTCTCGCCATTCCCGTATGAGAACGTCGTCGAGGTCGTCGAGGACGATGGCGTACTCTCGCCAGAGGAAGAGGAGCGCATGCGGCGCGCGCTCGATGCCAGTGGAGACTGACGTTGCGGCTCTCTTCGTCGACGCCGACGGCGCCTATTCGGGCCTCGTCGGCGTCGATGTGTGGGGCTCCGATCGCGATGCGCGACGGTACGCCGGCCCGTATCCTGTCGTCGCACACCCTCCGTGCGCGCGTTGGTGCAGGCTCGCGGGCCTGGTGGAGGCCCGATGGGGGCACCGTCGTGGCGAGGATGACGGGAGCTTCGCGTCGGCGCTCGCGTCCGTGCGCCGGTGGGGTGGCGTGCTCGAGCACCCGGCCTACTCGGACGCATGGGCGGCGTTTGGGCTGTCGCGCCCTCGACGCGAAGGATGGCAAAGAGGCACCGATGGTGGGTGGTCGTGCCACGTCGAGCAGGGGCGGTACGGCCACGCCGCGAGAAAGGCGACATGGCTCTACTACGTCGGAGCAGAGACGCCGCCAAGCATGCGGTGGGGAGCGGCGAGCGCCACCGCCATGGTTAGTTGGTGTGGCAATCACACGCGCGCCGACGAGCGACGGCGGCGTATCGGCCACGCCGAGGCATCGGCCACGCCGCCTGCATTCCGCGACGTCCTGCTCGCCATGGCGCGTGCCTAGACGGTGGTTCGTCCGCCCTGGTCCTGGACGGGCTCAGGGCGCCGTCGGCGTCGATGTGCTTGTCGTCCGCCGCGACGATCGCACCACGCGCACCCGCCACGCGAGTCGTCTGGGCGACGCATAGCCCACGTTGCGCGTCTGCGTGCAGGCCAGCGCGACGAGGCCGCGACGGATGGCGCCAGCTCGATCCATGGAGCCGCCCCATGTGATCGGCCTGCCCTCGCACGCCTGCACCGACCGAGTGCCTGCGACCATCGCGTCTGCCTGCGCCAGCATCGCGGCCCATGCCTCCGGTCGCCATCGCGCGGACGCGGGCCAGCCTTCGGGTGCACGGCTCGAGCGCCGCAGATTGCGGGACCAGAGGCAATTGCCACGCAGACACCGGCGCGTTCCGAGCACGCGCCGCGAGTGCGCTCGGAGCCACGCCAGTTGCGCGCGCAGCACTCGGCCGTCTCGCGGAGGCGTCGCGCCGTTCTGGATGGCCTGCCAGATGAGATCGCAATCAGCGGGCGAGTTGAAGCCCGCCTCATTCGCGCAGACCTTGGCGATTGCCAGGCCAAGAGTAGCCGCTGTCGCGCTCTGCGCGGCTGCCGGGGCAGTGATGGAGAGCGCGATGGAGAGGCTGAGGGCTAGGCGCATGGCTCACCGTAGCCTACGCGCGTGCGCCGCTCCAACCGTTGTCGAGAAGCGCAGCGATGAGCAGCGTCCCGGCGTCGAGCTTGGTGGTGGCGTCCATGTGGAAGTGCTCCATCGCTCCCTTCCAGTGGCGCAGCTCGCCGCGTGTGAATCGACGAGAGAGTGGTCGAGCAGCGCGCATGCCGTCCAGCTCAATGGGCGCTCTGCGAGGAATCTCAATCGCGCCAGGCAAGCACCTGTTCGAGAGCGCGTTCGCGAGACGGACGAAGCTGCGGATCTGTCCGGGGAAGAACTCGAGGACGTCGCGGTAGCGGCCGAGTTGGAAGACGCGCTCCCCCGCTCGGTGGCGGGAGTTGAATTCCCCAGGCAGCCCAGCGGAGACGACCTCGACGCCCAGGCTGCGCGCGTTCACCTCGCCGCGGCCCACATGCACAGCAGACCACTTCGTCCCGATCTCCATCGTTTGCCAGACCGGAGCGAAGTCAGCGATCGGGCTGCACGCGCCGACGACGAATTGAATCGACACGCGAAGCCTTTCGCCTGGGCGCTTGCGGCTCGGTCGCCGCTTCATCATCTCGACCAGTCGCGCGCCGTCATCGTCGTATGATCGGAGCCCCGCCTCGCCAGCCGTCCAGTGGCCGACGAGCAGGTCGACGGGCTCGTCCTGCATGTCGCGGACCCGGAGCTGGTAGCGATCCGCGTCGACCTCGGGATCCCACCAGGCGTCAGGATCGCGCCTGCACCAGTCGGTCCCAGCGAGCACCTGGCCGGCGCAGAGGATGCCGCGCTCCATCAGCCCTCGTCGAGGTCGTCGCGGAGCTCGGCTTCCATCTGTCGCCGCTGGCGAGCTGCCTCGATGTCTGCGCGGAGCTCGGTCGGGAGGATGTCGCGCAGGCGCTTCGCGGCCGGATGGTCTTGCCCGTCGAGCACGGCGATGACGACCTTGGCGACCCAGGCCAGTACGCGCACGACGATCTTGGCCTCTTCCATCACTCACCTCCAGGACATGCGCCGGCGCCGAACGATCCGAGCGCGTCGACGCCCGCGCCGAGCAGGCCGGGGACGCGAACGCCGGCGGACGAGAGCGCGTCGACCGCCGATCGAAGGGCGACGACGCCGCATGCGACGGCGCCGAGGAAGACGGGACCATCGCCGCTGCCAGCAGCCCATGCGTCGAGCGCGGCCTCGATGGCGTGGAGCGCGGCGCTCGCGGTTCGCAGCGCGGTGCGCGCAGTGGCGAGCGGGCGCATCAGATCGTCCCACCGCGCGAGGCCGCGCTCCACGGTCTCGTCCGTCGTCTCGCCGGCGATGGTCCCGGCGCGGACCTCCGCGCGAACCTGCGCTCGAGCAGCGGCTCCGCGCGTCTGGACCTCATGCGCGAGCAGCTCGTCCGCGACGACGAGGCCGCCCGCAGTTTGCTCGAGCGCGATGCGTGCGGCCTTCGGCGGGCCTCCGCAGCCAGCGAGCGCCGACACAATCAGCGCGACGATCAATAGGCCGAGGAGCCCGAGCTGGACGCGCTCGAGCCGCGCTGCATCCCGGACCCGGCCAGCCTCTACCACTGACCGATTGTGAACGACTCGCGCCGCGTGTCTCAGACGCACATCAGGTTCTGTCATTGCGTCCCTCTCGATCCTCAAGCACGTCGGGGATCCCGTCGCCGTCGGCATCGCGCGACAAGAGGCCGCGCATGACGCTCAGCGCGACGGCGAAGGCCGCTCCCAGCGCCGCGAGGAAGCTGCGCTGAAGCTCAGCCGGGACGCCCATCGCGGGCGCGGCAAGATAGGTCGCTGCAATCAGCGCGAGGCCGACGAGCAGGACGGTGGCGACAGGCCAGGATATCTTCTTCATTTGGTCAGCCTACCACCGACCCGCCCTGCTCGCCTACCGGTGGCGGTGTTCGAGCTTGTCGAGGATGAGGTCCGTGCTGTGCGCGATCCCGGCGAGCGACGATTCAATTGCCGCCTGCTCCACCTCGACGGCGCGAAGGCGTGCCCGCGTCTCATGTGCGTATTCTGCCCGCGCATGCTCGGTCGCGCGGAGCGCGGCGAGGCTGGTGGTCGCCGACGCAGCGCGCTCGCGGACGACGATATAATCGGCGATGGCGGCATTCCCTCCGTACCCTGCGGCGGGAATGAGCATGATGCTCAGCGCGAGGCCGACGAACCGGATCCAGCGATTGCTCGTCTTCTGCGACGCAGCGCGCTCCATGCGTTCGGCGTCGTCTACGCATTGCTTCTGCTCGAGCACCTCTGTCCGTCGGAGGTGGTCCTCTCGCTGCGCGATGGTCTCTGCCTGCTGGTGCTCGAGCTGCTCCAGGACGTCGCGTAGCTTGTCGGCCGTCTCTGCGTTGCGCCGCTCGAGCCTGGCCTGCGAGGCGAGGATGGAGCCGATCTGTTCGTCTGTGAGCACAATCACGTCGATGCTAGGGATGCCCAGAAGTCTCCGAGGGAGTCCGCGAAGAAGAAGCGGCCAGCGCCGAAGCGGATGCGAGTCGGATCCGCGAGACTCGTGGCGGCCGGGCCTCGCGGCATGGCGCCAATCCCCGCCTGCTGCGTCCAAGTCAAACCCCGGTCCGTCGATGCGTAGACGACGCCGCCCGTCGCCAGCGCCACGAAGAGTTCGCCCTGATCGCACGAGATGGAGTCGAACTGCAGATCGGGAATCACCTGGCCAGCGGGGATGTTGAAGTTGACCCCGTCGGTGGAGATCCAAGCGGCTGCAGTGCCGTCATTGATTTGGCCTGTGATCACCCACAGGCCTGCGGCCTCTGAGTAGACGACGTCCCACAGGGCATTCGCCGGAAGACCTCCGCCGTCGAGCACGGAGTACGGCGACCACACGAGTCCATCATCGCTCCAGTAGAACTGGTTGGGCGTGCCTGTGCGGAGCGCGACTGAAACGCCCGAGTTGCTCGTCCAGACGCGGGTGAAGGATCCTGCGTTCGCGGTGTCGACGCGTTGCGTCCAGGTGATGCGGTCTGGCGACGTGAAGAGGCGCGCGGACACACCTCCGTTGTATGAGCCGACAGCGATCCAGAGCCCGTTTGCGGAATCCCAAACGACGTCCTGCACGGCATCGAGGGCGTCCGGCAGCGCGCGGGATGTCCAGTTGTCTCCGTCGTCCGACGACTCGTGGAGGTATACCGCGCCTCCACCGATCACCCAATGACCCGCACCGTCCGACGCGCACGCGGTTCCGGTGGTGGACGTCGGTGCCGTGGTGGGCGCCGCCCATGTCGTGCCGCCGTCGGTGGAGCGCCTCGTGACCGTGGTCGCAGGGTTGCCAGTAGCGATGAGCGTCCCCGTGGAATTGTCGTGATCGAAGCCATTGAAGACCAAACCAGAGCCAGAGATGTCTCGCACCACGCCCCAGTTCTGCACGCGGATCAAGTGCAGATAGTCCAAGAGCGCGCCCACCTTGTGCATCCAATCATTCTGCATCTCGGCCGGTGGCTCCTCGGTCGGGTACCAGCCCTGCGCGGTCTTGCCCGCAGGAGGCTCGACCTTCGTCGGGTCACCGTCCCAGAGGGTCGCTGGCGCGGAGTAGAGATTGTCTGTCGCCCATTGGGCGTCTGCCTGCGGATGCGCCATCAGCCTGTCCTCTCGTCGAGGGCGCGCGTGAGCGTGCCTGTGCCTGTGCCTGGTGTGGCCGCGGAGTCGTACCCGTCGAGGGCGCGCGTGAGCGTGCCTGTGCCTGTGCCTGGTGTGGCCGCGGAGTCGTACCCCGTGGCTGCGGAATAGGTGGGGAAGTCTGCGGCGCGCGAGAACCGGACGCGCGTCCCGGCGGGCTCGGACGACACCACTGTCACGGCGCGCGTGCCCGCCTCGGTGCCGCGCAGGATGAGACCGTGAAGGATCTCCGCATCAAACGCGGGTGGGCCAAGGATCTCAAGGATGAAGCCGTCGGGCGGATACCAGTAGCACCTCGCCAATCCCTGGCTGTCGTCCGCGAGCGCGGCCGTGATGATCCCGTAGAGATCCTCGGTTACCCCTTCGGATCTATTGGCTCTGATGGTCGCGCGAATGAGCGCACGATAGGTCTCGTCATCGAGGCCCTGCCGCTCAGCGCCGACGATGGAGCCGAAGCCCTCGAGCTGCGCGCCCACAGCGTCATCGACGTCGTCCTCGGCGATCTGCCACAGCGCGTCTTCGATCTCCTGCACCTGGCCAGCGAGGATCTCGATCAGCGCCTGGAAGCGCGGGAGGCCGACGTAGTCTTGCAGGCGCGCAGCCAGCGCCTGGGCGACGTGGTCCGGGTTGTGCGCCAGCGGAGGACCGGCGGCGCCGACGGGCTCTGGAGCGGGCTCGAGCGGCACGTCACGCGCTCCCTGGCGTGGAGACCACGCTGACATTGGTGCTCGCCGTCATCGTCGCGAGCTGCCTGGCGGTGATGAGATAATCGGTCGCGACTGGAGCGACGGCCGGCGCGACGCTTCCGATGCGGATGTCCAAGATGTTGATGATGCCCGCGACGGTGTCGACCGGTTTGTGGAGCTTCGCGAGGAACACGTCATTCCCTACCGGCAACGCCAGAATGAATGCCGCGACCGCATCGGCGACGAGGTCGTCTCCATTCGCTGGGTAGGTCTGAGAGTCGACAATGAGGTCGATCTCGACGAGCATGTCAATCGACGTTGGGCGGCTGAAGGCGATGTAGTGCGCCATCCCCTGCGAGTCGGTGACGATCTCGGTGACGCCTCCGACGGTGCCCTTGCCCGCGCCCAGCGTCTCGAAGAGCGCGGCCGCCACGTCCGCGTCGGTGCCACCCAGCACGAGCGCCTCGACAGAGTGCGGAGGCAGGCCGTCCTCATTGACCCCGTTCGTGGGGTTGTCGAAGACCGTCGCACCAGTCACGCCTGCCACCTGAAGGAGGTCGGCGCGGATTGCGTTGACGGTGCCGCTGCCCGCGATGGCCAGCTCTTGCTCGCGTCGAATGCGGCGCGGATTGCGTTGACGGTGCCGCTGCCCGCGATGGCCAGCTCTTGCTCGCGTCGAATGCGTAGCTGCGGATCGGTGTCGATCTCCGTGCCAGGCACCGCAGGGGCGGCGTTCGTGACCGCGCTCCATCCGGCGACGGCCGTCACGATCACCGTGATCGTCCCCGTGTTCGCGACGTAGACGCCAGCGATCTCCGCGTCCGCGAGCACGTCCTGCGATCCAGCTCCGACGAAGGTCACGTCCGCCAGCGTCTTCCATCGATTCGACGCGTCGCCGACGACCTGCACGATGGAGTTCTTGGGCACGACGCAAGCGCTGGTCGCGGTGAGCGTCAGCGTGACGCGCCCCTTGGTGGCGTCCGCGCGTCGCGTGCCCGTGATGGAGGTGACGCCGTCGAGTTGGAAGCCCTCGGATGAGAGGGGGAATCTTCCCGCGTTGATGGCCTCCGCAAGCTCCCACAGTTCGGACAGCTTCGATGCGAAGATGCCATTCAGAAGGCCGAACGGCTCCGTCGGCTGCGTGTTGAGCGTCGTCGAGATGAGCGCCTTCTCGCCCGCCTCGAGTTCGTCGACGATCGTCGACAGCGGCTTGCGATTGAATCCGGTTGCGGTGAGTCCGTAGGTCATCAGAACGCTCCCAAGATGAAGTCCTCGAAGACGAGCGGTTCAGACACGTCAGCGATGAAGGCACGGAAGGACACATTCGCGGTTCGGTCTGCGCCGACGCTGAGTGTCAGACGGTCGACGAAGGAGACTCCGGCGGTCGTGACGATCGTCCGTCGAAGGCTGCTTACGATGCTGGCGTGGTTCGGGCTCTTGATGAATACGTCGCGGAAGTAGGGGAATCCCTGGCGTGCATCCAGGAACCATTCGCCGAGGAAGAAGCGCAGGCGTCCACGGATTGCCTGCTGGACTTCGAGCGGTCGATTCGCCGCGGCGTCGCCGATGAGTTCCGACTGTCCGGTCGGCGACAGCCACAGATCGCCCTCGACCGGGTTGTCGTCGTCGATGGTCATGACTCGTCGGAGTGTCGTCATTTCGCCTTGAGCGTATCACATGCTGGCGATGCCGCGGCGTAGGTGGAGTTCGATGGTCCAGTGAGGCCCGGGCCAGTGGTGACTCCTGAATGGACATGGCTGATGAGCGCGGATGCGATCGACTGCAGCTCCGAGAGGGTGCGATCTGCGCGCGCGAGGAACTGCGTCGCGTCATGCGGGAACCGCGCGCCGCTCGCGTCCACACCCGCGACATAGCTCGCGTCGAGGCCGAACCGCATCTCGGTCGCTGAGCTGTTCTGGATCTGATTCGCGGCCGTCGAGAGCCCCGGATAGAAGACCGCGCCCGAGAGGTCGTGCCGCCGCAGGTCGCCAGGATCCACGTCCTCTCCGGTCGCTCGCCAGCGGTCGATCAGGTGCTCGGCAAAGATCAGCAGCCCGGTGTCCCCTACCGCGAGAGGCAGGGTCACGAAGGCGCCGCCTCCCTTCAGCCATGCCACGGGGACGCAGGGGATCACAGGCAGCTCCTCCGTGATGCGATCCATCTCCTCCGAGCGGAGCACGCGTCGCAGCATCGGTTTGACATTCGCCACCTGTCGGGTGACGTCGTAGCTCTCGACGCGACCTGGGATGGCGGTGTGAACGTCGACGAGCTGTGTCTGAATCGCGGACCAGATGAGCGTCGCCAACTCGGGCACGGAATCTTCAGCCATTGATCACTCTGCCTTCGATGTCGACATACCAGTCTGGGCCGGCCGTGGATCCCGTGAACGTCGTCTTCGCGGCGCGGAACACGCCGGCCGCGTAACGGGAGCGGACGTCGATCTTACGGCCAGGGAAGATGCCGGGGATGATGAGCGCCTTCGCGTGCATGACGCCTTCGGAGTCGATCGATGGTGAGCCGATGAGGCCGGTGTCCGGCGTGAGCAGGACGGCGGTGTGACGCACGGCCTCGCGGAACGGAAGCAATTGCAGGTTCCCATCCTGCACGCTCCACTCGAGGCCGATGCTCCGACAGAGCCCGCTCAGCGACTCGCGCCCCGATCCAGACACGACGCAGCCCTCGGCGTAGGTGGATCCGAGGCCCTCGAAGCCGCGTCCCTGCGTCTCTGCTTCTAGGTTGCCGACGCCTAGCCCCATGCTCGTCGCCACCTCCGCGATCACCGAGCGCAGCGACGTGCCCTCGCCAAAGGAGCGATTCACACGCGCGACGCGGAATGCACGCTCGCCGTCTCCGCCCTCAATGGTGGTCTTCCGATCGACCGCGCCCTCGTACTCGGTCCAGGCGCGGCGCACCTCGCCCTCGAAGATCGCCCAAGAGTCATTTGCGTAGCCCGCCTCGAGACGGAGTTGCTGCCCGCTGGCTCCCTCGATGGAGAGGCGACTGGTGTCAGAGAGGTTGTAGATTTCAACGCTGCATGTGTTGGGTTCGCGTCTGAGGTTCTTGACGACGGTGAAGGAGAAGTCGAGGGCGTCAATGCGCAGCGCCCGTCCTCCTCCTGTGCCGACGACTACCGCGGCCACGCGATGGAAAAGGACCGGCATTACTCCGACCTCAAACCGAGCTCCACCAGCTCGGCCACGGGGAAGTACAGCAGCGTGACGCGCGCTCCTAGGTCAGCGATCTCCGGGTCGCGCGCGAGGCTCTTGCTGCCGTCGAAGCCGCCGCCCTCGGGCGCCGTGCGGTCGATCGCGATCAGCATGCCAGGAGGTCTTCGCGCATCGCGGACGAGCGCCAGAAGAGGCAACTGACACGTGATGCGCAGGCCCTGCACAATGGGCACTCCGTCGGAGTCCGAGAGCGACATGAACCAGTGGCCATCGCGCTGATTGAAGCGGAAGGTGAATCGATAGTCGCGCCCATCGAGAGGCGTCGTCTGCTCGTAGTCGGCCTTCGCGCTGGCGACTGGGATCTGCTGCGCCATCAGCCACCTCCGAACATGCTCGCGAGGCCGTCCACGCCTGCGGCCAGCAGGCTGCGCCCAGCCGTCGGAGGGTCGGGCTCGCTCGTGCCCTGACGGCCGCTGTTGGCCGGCCTCGCGGCGCGCACCTCGCGTGGCTCCGGCGCATCGACCACGGTCGAGCTGACGATGCGCTCCTGGCTGAAGTGCAGGTCGGCGAAGATCGAGAGGCTGGTGCTCGCGTCGCGATCGACGTCGACCACCTCGAGCGCCATCGACTCGTACTCGCGGAGCGACGTGGTCACGCGCATCAGCGTGCCAGCGTTCATCAGCTCGAGGAGCTTCTCGTAGATCACGCGTGGGCGGGTGACGGGCCCGTCGAATTGCAGGACGACTGCCTTGCCTACCTCCTGGCCATCGCCGCCCACCAGGGAGAGCGACGAGGGGCGGCCGCCGTTCCCGTCCATGTGATCGGTCGGCAGCTTGATCGGCTTCGCGGAGAGCACGACCGAGAGCGCTACGGCGTCTTGGTCGGGCTGCACTCCGTCGGCAATCGTCGAGCCCTCGACCGGGTGCGTGGTCAGCGTCGCGCTCGCGCCGTGCTTCTCCCGCACGGTCGCATCGAAGATGATCGTCTCCTCTTCGCCGCTCGCCAGGAGCCATGAGATGGAGGCCATCAGCCTGCCGCCGTGGTGAGGGCGCGCTCGGCCGTTCTGAGGCTGCGCTGATTGGCGGCATGAACGCCGTCTGCTATGCGCGACTGAAGCTCCGCTGGTGTCATCTGCGGCGCTCCCTGGACGACGACGTTGTTCGTGGTCTCCATGTTGATTGCCCTCGCGCCTGGTGCTCGTGGCGCGACGTGAGCCGCAGGCGTCTGTGGCGCAGCAGCGGCCGCCGGCGCGGCATGGCCCTGGACGTCGATGCCTAGGGCCCCGAAGACGCCGCTGAAGTTTTCGAGCTGTGACGCGACGCTGTCGAAGAAGTCCGCCACAGTGGTCGCGAGGCGCTGGAAGAAGGCCACGACGGGCGCGAACTTCGCGGGCAGACTGTCGATGAATTCTCCGATGCCGACAAAGAAGTTCATCATCGAGATGAGCCCCGGCTTCGCTTGCTCCCACAGCGCGGCGAGGAATCGCCCGAGACTGCGGATCATCGGGATCCCATCGTTTCGGATCCACTGCACGAAGCCCTGCCATGCGAGCTGGACGCGCTCCGCGACGCGCGCGGCCGTGCCGGCGCCAAAGAGCGAGTCGAGGAAGCGCCCGATCACGGAGTCGCCTCCGTCGAAGAGCGTCAGTAGGTCGTCGACGATCAGCACGACCGCGGCGATGGCCGCGGCGAACACGCCGAAGACGACGACGAGAGGGAAGATGAGCGGCATCAATCCGAATAGAATCGCGGCGCCGAGTGTCCCGATCGCCAGCGCCAAACCAAGGATGATGGCGCGGAACGGCCGCGTCCCTCGCGTCGCGTTCTGGAACCACCCGACCATGTTCGCGACGGCGGTCACGACCTTTGTCAGCGACGGCAGCAACTCCGTCGCCAGTCTGATCTTGACCGCCTTCATGGTCAGATCCCAGTCTGACGTCGAGTCCTGCGCCGCCTCGCTCATCGCAAAGAAATCGCCGAAGCTGCCGCTGGTTAGCTCGTTGAACCGCGCGTCCATCTCCGCGAGGCCAGCCGAGCCGTTCTCGAAGAACGGCAGTAGCAGAGCGCCGCTGCTCCCAAAGAGCTTCTGCGCGCGCGCGCTGCGCTCCGACGTGTTCGTGAGGTTCATGAAGCCGTCGGCGATCTCCGGCAGGATGTCCGTGAGCTCCCTGGCGTTTCCATGCGCGTCTTGAAACGCCACGCCGATCGTTCGGAATGCGTGCACCGAGGTCGTCAGCCCGTCGTTCGCGTCGACGATGTTGCGTTGCAGACTGCGGAGGCCTCCGGTGAGTTGCTGCGCCGGGACGCCGGCTCCATCAGCCGCGAATCGCCAGCGCATGAGTTGCTCCGCAGACACGCCCAGCGTGCGAGCGCTCTTCGCCGTCTCATCGCCGAAGGCGATCATCTCGAGCGCGACCTTGCGCAGCGCATTCACCAGGCCGACGCCAATCGCGATGGCCGTCGTGATGGCTGCGAGGCCGAGAGCGACCAGGCTCTTCTTCCCGAGCTTCAGACCGTTCTCGTCAAACTCGATTCCGAAGCGAGCTAGGACCTCTCGAATCATGATTCAGCCTTTCCCTTCGGCGTTGCGCTCTGCTCGTACGCGAGCCTCATCATACGCCGCGAGGACCTCGTGCGCATCGTAGACGTCGTCGATGGACCAGTGCTCCTCGATCTCGATCAGTCCCGCAGGGATGCGAGGGTCGCAGACGAGAACCCAGAGCCACGCGTCTACTCCTGCGGGGAAGTCGACGCGGACGGCCGCGGGGTCACGAACCGGCGCGCGACCTTGGCCAGCCCTCCCGCGCCTGCGAAAAAACTCGCGTAGTTCGCCTGCAACACGGACGCGATCAGTTGAGCCTCGGCACCGTACTCGCCCGCGAACGTGTCGTCGTAGAGGTCCAGCGTGAGCGGCACAAACTGCTCCTCAACCTCGGTCTCGAGCATGGTGCATTTCCGCGCCTTCTCTGCCAGCCAGTCGAGGATCCCTTCATTGACCATCAGATTCGCCGCAAACGAGTTGAAGGCCTCTGTGACTGCCGCCTTTGAGAGGTCGCCTGCGATGGCCTTCTCCGCATCCGTCTCGCCGAGATTCGTCGCCAGCGTGCCGAGCAGCGGAGCAGCGATTCGGAGCAACCGTTCGAGCACCTCATGCGCGTCCTTCGTCTTGAATTGCTGGGTGCGGAAGCGACGCGAAGCGCCGTCTGAGAACGTGATCTCCTTGTCGACCTTCTTGCGTGCCATCGTGGGTCTCCTTCAGTGCGCGATGCGCACACGGGTCAGGCGTACTTGCCGAACTCGTTCTTGAGCGTCGCGATTCGGATCGACCATTCGAGCGCCTTGGCCTCGCGACCGTAGGTGACCTTGGGGTCGTCCATGATCCAGCAGAATGGCGACTGATGGATCGTCCCATCGGAGTTGAGATCCTTCACCAGGAACCGTCCGACGCCCGCGCCCCCAGGCGTGTTCTTGTCCGAGCGATGCATGGCGCTCAGAACCTTGTTTGCGTCGGCGCTCTGCATGAGGATGAGCGTCGCGTTCGCGCGGTCGTCGCGCGACTCATTGCGCGTGACCTCGCCGTCCGTACCGACGACGTCTCCGAATGCTGGCGTGTCGCGCTCGACGCGAAGGAAGTCTCCGTCGGCGAATCCTCCGGTGATCGGGATGCCCGCGATCGAGATGAGGATTTGCTTGGAGGAATAGACGTGAAAACCGGTCGGCATGGTGCGCTCCTAGGTCCAGAGGGTCGGTCAGATCGAGAGGGTGCCCTCGATGGGGTTGAGGGCGTGGATCGCGCCCGAGAGGCGCGCGCTGAAGAAGATGTCCGGCAGGAGTCTGTTGGCTCGATCGATGGTTGAGACGTCCTGCACGCGCGGGGCGGTGATGACGATCGGCGTCTCTGGATCGAGCGCGCCCGGCTGCTCCTTCGTGCCTTGGAATTCTCCGAGCACGCCTCGGATCTCTGACTCAACGAGCGCGACGGAGGCGTTGGTGAATGGCAGCTTCGGCGCGTTCGCAAGGACGGTCAGAAGTGATTCCTGAAGCGCGGCCTTGATGGCGTCGACGGTGCGCGTCACGTCAATGAATTTGCCGCTGGCCATGACGCCCTCGCCAGTGATCGGGATCCCGGCGACGCTGATGTAGTAGTTCCCGTCCTGCGCGATGAGGTTGGCCTTCGCCGTGGCGGTGAGCACGCTCTTCGAGACGCCCGCGAGCTGCTTGAACTTCCACGTCGAGCTTCCGGGGTCTGTGGGGAATCGCCCACCCATCCACGCGAGCGCCGCGTAGGAGAGAACATTGTCACTCCAGATGCTGTACGTGCGCTCGTAGGCTGCCGCCTGCAGTACCAGCTGCACGTTTCCGGCGAGGCCCTGCACGACCTCGGTGTCGGCCGTGTTGCTGCCGAAGATGATCTGCTCGGCCTCAGCCCATGCGGCTGCCGCCTCGACCTCGGCCTTTGAGTTGCTGTCGAGTCCGAGCCCATACCAATCCGGGTCGGCAAGGCGGATCGCGGTGAGGTCCGCGACGATGCCTGGGTCTGCCGTCTCATCCAGCAGGACCAGGTTACCGACGCCCTGGACGTCCCACAGCACGCCGGAGGTTGAGGTGAGAAGCACGCTGCCAACCGGGTTTGAAGCGACCATGGGTCCCGCGCCAATGGCCGCGGTGAAGAGCGGGGTGAGAGCCGTCGCGATCGTGATCGTCGTCTCGGCTGCGCCGTTGACGTAGCTGACGCTCGTCTGTGTCCCGTCGGGGGCGACCAGCGTCGCGGTGTTGACGACGCCTTCGCCGGTCTCGATCGCTGTCAGACGGATCGTCTGCGTGTAGGGAGTGGCGCGACGACCGATCTTGAATGAGCTCACCTTGGGATTCTGGATGAGCTTGGTGGCGGCGCGCACGATCGGGTCGTTGGCTCCGAACCCGTCCGTCACCATCTCCGACGGCTTGGCGTAGGTTCGGACGCGCTCGGGGAAGACGGACGTCTGGAAGTATCCGGCGATGAGTGGCGTGCCGAAGTTCGCCTGGTCTGGCGTCAGCGTGTTCGCCGTGATGTTGACTGTGACGATCGAGTCGATATCGGACATGGTGTGCTGCTCCTGGGCGAGGGCTCTTTGAAGGTTCTAGCACCACGGACAGCCCCACGTCACGCGGGGCCTATGGGAGTACGATCTCCCAGGCCGGGAGAGGCAGCGGAATGCCGTCCTCCCCTTCGATTGATGGCTGAGTTTGGACGGTCTGAATGTACCCAAGCGCCGGCGCTCGCTCCGAGGTCGCACGGTGCATGCGGACGACGATGGTCGCCACCGCGCGCTGGCGCCCGTCTACGGGCAGCGACGCCGAGAGGACGGGTCCCACGTCGACCACGCTCGTCGACAGCGCCTCCAACGCCAGCAGCGTCTCGTCGCGCTCGAGGCGCGTGCGGATCTGCTGCGCCAGGAACCGCGCGCTCTTCGTGGCGAGCTGGGTGGCAGTCTCGACCTGCACGAGCAGCTCGAAGAGGTGCAGCTCATTCACGCTAGGCTCGATCTCTTTGCCCGAGGACGCGACGTCGTTGACATCGAAGCGCGTCTCCGTGCTGAGCACGCGGTCGCTCGCGATGAAGAGCGTGCAGAAGCCCGCCAGGCCGACGGCTGCCGGGCGAGCGCGGTCCCTCCACCACGTCTTGAGTCCGCACAACTCTGCGAAGATGGCGACCATGCCGTCGTCCCAGATGTCCGCCTCAGACGGCGTCGTCGCGCTTGGCGTTGTCATCTTCGATCACTCCCGCTTGTGAATCTCGGCTCGGATGGATGCGAGGAACCTGCTCTGATCGATGAGCGGTGTAGAGCTGCCCTTCGCCGCGACGGTTGACGCTGCGTTTGCAGGGTCGATGTGATCGCGAACGCGCGCCTTGATCTTCGCGACCAGCCACTCGCCGAACTGCAGGTACCCGACGTCCGGCCGCAGCTCCTTCGTGAGAATCTTCTTTCCGACGCGCCGCCAGGCTTCGTCCACCGCCGCCTTGTTGAGTTCGATGGTGTCTCCTAGCCAGGAGCGTCGAGGCTCTCTCGCCGTGCCTGCCTCAGCAAAGAAGGCGACGTCCGCGATGGTCACATGTCCGCCAGGCTCCCAGACGGCTCCGTCTTCTGCGTGGACTCCGACCGTCGTTGAGATGCCGTTGGCCTTCGCCGTCTTCTCGATCAATCGGTCGAGCTTCCGAGCGACGCGCGCGATGGCCGCGGTGTTGACGCCGTTGGCCATCAGGATGTCGCGGGGTTGTTTGGGACTCGGATGCCGACGACGCACTCGCGACGGATCTGCAGGTACATGCGCTCGTAGGTGGTGAGCGCGTCCTCGCGCGTGACCTTCGCATTCGCAGGGACGAGACGCGCATGCTGGCCCATGGGGCTGCTGCTCAGCAGGTGCGCAGCCAGGTACGAAACGGCGAGGTCGTACTTGTCGCCGAAGACCGACTCGGAGCAGCGCAGTCGGGCTTCCGCCAGCTTCGCGTCGACCAGCTCCTTCGAGGTCTCTGCGAACTCGGGAAACGCAACAACGAATGACGAAAACCCGACTGCCATGGGTCAGCCCCCCGCGCGGGTGGAGCCAGCGGTCTCCTCGTCGAGCTCCTCGGCGCGCGCGTCGAGGGCATCGATGATGCTCCTTCGGTTCGCCTTGGACGTCTCGATGTTTCGCCACTTGGCGAGCTGCTCGAGATCCTTGCTCGCCGCGATCCATGGACGCGCCTTCGCGACCGTGAGGTCGGTGAGGCCGTTGAGGGCATCGGGCGCGTGCGTGTGCTCGGTGACCTCGGCCGCGCTCGCGTTGTCCCGCAGCGTGCCGACATCGCAATGCAGCTTGACCGTGGGATGATCGAGCGCCGCCAACCAGCGCTCAGCAGGTACTCGGTTTGCTCCAGGTCGGAGCTGAAGCTCTTGGTGGACGACGACGCGCTTGCCTTCCTCGTCGGTCCCATAGACCGGCGGGAGCTTGAACGGCGATGGCCTGGTAACAAGGATGGAAATCGTGGACATTGACTTTTCCTCTGGTTCGCCTCGAGGTTCTTCCTCGGCGACGTAGGTGGATCATAGCAGAACGCCTCCGATCGGACAGAGCCGATGGAGGCGTCGTGCAGATGTCGCTCTGGATCAGGCGACGTCGGCGTAGGCGCAGGCGAGCGGGTAGTGCATCTCGACGACGCCGATGCGTGCGTGGACCGGGACCTTGAAGGCGAGGTTCTCCGCTTGCGGCGGCAGCTCCTCGTAGATCACGGGGATGTTGTAGGTGAGCACGCGAGGGTCGCGGTCGTAGCAGACGATTCGAGGAACGCCGCCAGCGCCGGCGG